GCATACTCGTTCAACTCATCGCCCGGATCGATAACATCCATCACTGCCTGTTCCTGGGCCAGTTCGTTGTCTTCTTCACCCTGTCTTGTCATTTTAGATCACTCCTTAACGTGTTCTACAGTGTTTCATGACACAAGAGCTATGGTGTCTTCAACTGTTTTCTGCTCATCCTGCTGCATTCTCGCTGATTCAGTCATGAGCGAGGGCAGGTCTGACAGGTCAATAAGGGCTGCTCGTATCCCCTTCAGATGACAGTCTCGTTCATGAGTATTGTCCATGAACCCTAGCTCTTCTTCTGCCTGCTTAACCCTGATTTCTATCAGGTTAAGTATGTCGGCGCACTCAAAGCTGTCCGCCCATTCCACCCAGTGCTCAGGGGTGCATTTAAGCAAACGACGCTTCTCTGATGTCTCCTTTGTCCGCAAGAGCTAATACCTCCTCGTCTGGCATAACTTGAGGCTGGGCTCGCCTCCTGAACTGATGGACATTCTTCGCCCCTCCAAGACGCCCAATGTGCATTACAATGCGAGGTATGTCAAATAGTTGCGCGGTTTCTGGATTGGATGAAATGACTTGCAACATTTGGACCCATTCATTCATGTTCTCCCCGCCCATGTCGCCCTCATCCCCCGGAACGACGTCATATCCGATGGCTATGTCCTGGGGCCTAACGAGGAGTCTCGGGTCACGGACATCATATTCCTCCGCAAGGACTTGCTCCCAGTCCCCGATGACGTTCACCCAGGTTTCCTCCTCCATGAATTGCTGGGTCTGACTTGCGAGAAGGTCTCCCAGCTCCCAAATCCCCTGGCTCCTGATAATCTGGGCACACGCCTCCATCCTGCCAATTCCAGCCATACGAGCCCCGCGTGACTCGTCCGCAGAGACACGTTCCCCTCTGCTCGCGACCTGCCCCTGCAAGTTCTCGTTCACCCCGGTGACACGTTGCAATATATCGTTCATGACTGCCATGTCCCTGATGTTCTGAGACGTGACGTCATTTATCGGGAACTGCATAACCGCGTCCCGAACGTCCCTACCCCAGGAAGCCTTGCGAACCCGGATCATTTTCCCTGGTCGTGGATCACTGAGATCATTCATGTTAATGCGAGACGGGTCCACCAGCCACATATCGTTCAGGCCCTTGCGGATATTTGCCTGATGAGAATTGAACAGCCAATTCATGCTGTCTTGGAGAGGGTGGATGATCTCCAGGGATGACGGGGGCATCCCGGTATATCCGTCGTAATTAGGAGCCACGACCGCGACCGGGAACTTGTTGTGGTTAAGGTCCATCGGCTTGGCCTGGATTACGACCGAGTCAGCCGCGACCGCGAAAAGCCACTTCTCAGGAAAGGGCTTCTTGCCAATCCCCCACTCTTCCGGGATCAGGTCCACATACATCCAGACCACATCAACCGGCCTGGTGTCTGAGGTCGAGCTTTTCTCAGGCCCAAAGCGGTCCTCTTTCTCGCTATCCCCCTCCGTATAGAGGTTTGAAGACCCTGGTCCATTCCCGATCAATGATCTCAGGTGCTGGACGTTGAATAACATCCCCAACTCTTCCATGCGGATCAGGTTCATGATGTTGTCCCGAACCACCCACCCGATATATTCCGCGTCCTGTGGCTTGTGAACCGGGGTGTTTGGATCAGGCAAATACCTGTATGGATTGACGTTGTCGATTTCGTGGCCTTCATAAAGGACCGTATCAACATTCATTCTTCGTGGGGGGAGGAGGGTCTCGAAAGGGGTTCCCTCAAGCCTGGGCTGATATTCAACTTTCCTCCCGGTCTTGACCGTCCACTGCGGGGTGGCAACTCCGAAACCATATGCGAATGCGTCCCTGAACCATGTCCTCATTGAGAGAGCGTGTCTCCCCTTGATTGATTGGAGCATCACGGCCAATTCCAGGAGGATGGCCCCATACTGATCTTCCGGCCCATGCCCGGTATATCGGAATATCCTCTGGTCAGAGAGCCAGCGGGATGTCTGGTAAGTCAGCATAGACTCCAGGATCGCATAGGAAACTGGAACGACAAGGCTTACCGGCTTCGTCTCGTCCTCGTCCTGAAGCAGCTCCTCCTCCTCGGAGAGAGGGATATAGGCCGTCAGGGTGCGGTCAATCTCTCGCCAAGTGTCATGCTTGCGGTGCATGTAGTTGGACGAATCGGTGCCGCGACTCATGATATGACTGACCACCTTCTGGTGCAGATCAGAGCCGGGTTTCATGTCGAGCTTATTGGGGTAGTCATACTTGACGTTGCGCTCGAGCTTTGTTGGGTCGATGCTGATCCCCTGACTGTTTCCGGTTAAAATTCGCGGGCTCATGCTTCTATTCCCTTCGCAAATGATGCTAGATATTTCTCGATGCCCTTGTCTAGGGCACCTTTCGGAAATTCATAGCCCCTGTAATTCTCATATTCGGCCATAAGAGCGATCATCTTCCTCAACCGGACGGGGGCCTTGATCGAGTAATTGTCCCGGAAAAGGTTGAGTGGTCTCCTGCCGGGGAAGCTCATCTCCCCCGAAACAAAGTTGGCATACATATCAGGCTGATTCCCGTCACTTGTGGGGGCATAACGCCCGAAGACCTCCCGAAGAGTCTTGAACCCATAGTCCACACAATACCTGGAGAGAATCCTTACGGCGGCCCTAACACTCCAGGACTCGTCCCTGAATATGGCATGGCCCTTGTCGTCAATTCCAATCGAACCCTGCCATGGGTCCAGAAGGTCGTCCTTGACGTTCATGGGGTTCCTGTTTCTCTCACCGAGGGTTGGTTTCTCGCTTCTGACCATATGTCCTTCCGTATCCGTTTCTTCCAGCTATCCCCGTCATGGTTGTTGAAGAGTCTGTTGACCCTCCTGAAATATCTTTGCGCTTTCCTCATCCCATAATAAACCAGTTTCGCCTGCCACCTCTTCCCCCGGTTCTCGAGCATCAGCTTGAGAAGTTGGTCCGCGTGCAACCGGTCGATCTTGAAACCCCCAAAATAATAGCAGACATCATGCATCAGCCAACAGAGCCCAAGTTGCTGATCCGGGTATCTGGTGGCACCATCAAACTCAAACTTCGGGAAGTCCGACATGAACGCCCAGAGTTCGCGGAACATCATCTCATCACGGTAATGGACGTGATCGAGGATGTATCCCTCTATCTCAAACTTTGGCTTTACAGGCATTATTTCGCCGCCTTTAGTATTTCTATCGCACCGTCAAGGTCTTGCCCGGTGTTCCCCAATCCAATATCGTAAGTCCCGTTGACGGGGTCATAGCTCGCATTGAAACCTTCCGTCGCCCAGAGAACCCTGACCGAGAACGCCTCAAAGTCACCCTTCTTCACCTTCGAGAAGGCACATCCCCCCACCAACAGGGACAGGGAAACGGCCAGGGTGACGAGGAGCTTTGTTACTCCTGCCTCATGATCATTCATCGTTATGCCCCTTTTCCAATTCTGCGACCCTTGCTTTGAGACCGTAGTTCTCGATCTTCAACTCGTTGTATTTCCGTCTCAGTTCATCAAGCTCCGACTGCACGGACGCGAGCCTTCTCTCTAGTTTGTCAATCATCTCCATCGCTTTTGACGCCAGGTTTACGTCCGCATCGACACGAGTCGCATAAGCATCCGCGTCGTTCTTCTTCGCCTTGGACCTGACCAGAAAGAATTGCCATACGCCCCCTCCTGTCGCTAGAGACGTCACGACCGCCAAGAGGTATTTCCAGTCCAAGTCCATCGCGGTGTCTCCGATCTTCTAACATCAGCTATCCTTGAGCCTGCAAGCCGTAGACTCCAGGTCGGAATTTATCCTTGTTATATTCGCATGCCTGCTCACCAGGGACGCTCTTACAAGAATGAGTCCTGACATGAGAAGAAGGCTTACCATGATCCAGAGCAACCTCGTGACGTAATAGGGCTGGCTCAACTCCAGCGCGGCACGATTGTATCCGGCCAGCAAGAACGCTGCTGTCATGTAATATCAGCCACGAGACTTGGAAATGTAGCTGATATTCCAGGACAGGCCCGCAGAGACCATGCTCAGGGACAGGCATATAACGAGAATCGTTGGGTCCATAATTACTTTCCCCAATCACTCTGGAATATCGATCTTTGCATCTTCAATTTCTATTACGTCATTTTCCGATTGCGTGCGCTCGGAACGTGCCAAGACCCGACGAAAGTCAGCTAGGAATTGGTCAAGTCGATCTTCAGGGACTTCACTGAATACGGCAGCCTTCATTGATTTGGATATTACCTCGTTGATGATGTCAGGAATTTCGACGTTATGCCGTGTAGTCGGGCCATTCTCCCGGTCAATATTGACAGTCATCTCCCCACCTTCGAGCCTAAGACCCCGAATCCTGAACGACAGGTCATCACCGGTTGATGTCTTGACCTCCGCTGTTGATGTCGTGGTCCCATCGTAATATGAAACGGCATACTCGTCAGACTCGACGGTATCAATTATGTCTACAGATATTGAGTTGTGGACGGAGGAAACTCGAACCTCATCAGCATACGCGGTTGAGGACAAGAGAAGTCCACCCAATATCGCCAATCCCTTAATCGTCATAATAATACTCCAATTCGATTGTATA